TTGATTCAATTTTAACTGACTTAAAGCGCACAAGGGATTCAAGAATTAATGCCGAGGGTGGAGACGCAGAACTTATGCGTATTCTTGGAGGAAATAAAGATTTAACAATATTTAAAGGATTAAATCAACAACTATCTGCAATTACTGGAAACACAGATTTTATTGATTGGGTAGGGGGAATAGAAAAGGCTATTCAAGGTAAATTAATTAAAGTGAGCAATGATGGAGCAGTAGCATTAACAAATCTTGGAAAGGCAGCACAAAAAGCATATGACGAAAAAACAATTGGAATATTCCAAGCAAGACAGATTGGTTTAACAAAAACTGCTAATGATCAAAAACAAGCATTTATAAAATTAACAAAGGCAGGAATAGATAATGCAACGGCTTTAGAAATGGTTGCAGATGCAAACCTAGCAGCAGCAATCGCATCAAAGTCAGCAGGAAAAGATGCTATAAAAGCAGCAGAAGATTTTAAGAAAGCCCAAAAAATTAGTCAAGAATCTTTAAGGTTTATTAATCCTATTCAATCATTTCGTGATGATATGTCCAAGGTTTCTGAAATGCTAGACGTTCAAGAAAGTCAGGCTCGTGCTAGATATGAACCAGAAATTAAAAGAATTAACGGGCTAATTAAAGCGAACGAGGATGCAATAGATGCAAAAAGAAGATACATTGAAATAGAATATGATAGACCAATTCAGGCTCTTCAAGATCAAACTAAAAAATTAAATCACGATTTATCTTTAATAGAAAAAAGTGCAGAGTTAATAACTAAAAAATATGAAGAGCAAAGAGAGGCTCTTCAGAAAGTTTATGAGTTAAACAATAGACTTGTCCAACAAGAAAAATCCAAGATATCTCTTGCCGATGCACTATCTAGTGGAGACATATCTCAAGCAGCACAAATAGCGCAAGACATAAGATCGCAGAATCAGCAATACGCTCAAGAGGATAGTTTAAATGCTTTACAAGTTGCTCAAGAAAATCAAATCGCAGCCTTAAGATCTGCTTCTGGATTAAGCAGGGTCCAAATTGAAGAAAAAATGTATAACATAAGTTTACAAATATATGCTATTGAAGAACAGCAACAAATTAAAATTAATGAAATTATTGCATTAGAGGATCAAAACTATCAATTAAAAGTAAATCAATTGTCCGTATTAGAGTCATCCTTAAAGAAAGAAATAGATGCCATTGATGCGCAAAGACAAAGGTTTGCTCAGGCAGAGTTGGCAATACGTGCTGCTGAAGTTCAAACCGATTCATACACAGAAGCACTAAAAAGAGCAGAACAAGTTTTAATAAGAATGGTAGCCCTGGCAGCAAAACTCGCAGGGGGTGGAACCTTAGATGATGTTGAAGATACTGTTAGAGGTGGAACGCCTACAGGTCTTGATAGTACACAAAAAGGAATTGCCTCAAGATTAACTTCTGGAATTCAAAATCTTGTTAAGCAGGGTAATTACAATGCAGCAGAATCTGCAACAGTAAAAATGATGAAAGAAATTGGAGCAGTAAAGGCCATCGCTTCTACCGATGCTGTTTCTTTAAGAAAACAGGCGCTAGGCTATTTAAGTAAGGGAGGCATGGTTCCTCAATATTTTGCAAAAGGTGGTTTGTCTCGTGGATCAGATACCGTTCCCGCAATGCTTACTCCAGGAGAATATGTTATGAGTAAGTCTGCAACTCAAAGGTTTGGACCATTATTAAAACAAATGAATGAATCAAGATATCCACAAAATGCACTATCAGGATATGATTCTAGAATGATACAGGCTAATAGAAATGAAGTCACAAACAATTCCAATTCAGTGTATAATTATAGTTTAAATATTGATGCAAGTGGTGGATCAATGAATCCAAATGATATTGCTAGGGTTGTTCTTACGCAAATTAAAAACATGGAATCACAAAGAATTAGGGGGAATAGATACTGATGGCAAGTTCAGCATATTTAGGTAGCAGAAAAAAATATTATAGCCCTCAGGCTATGCTTTGGTCAGAAAATTCCGGGACCTTATCAAATGGATTTTATTACCCAATAGGAACAGAAATAGGGGCAAATAATACTGGAGTTCCAACTGACGAACAAAATACTTTTTTAATAACTAGCGATCACAATAGATCTGAGTTAAATTTTTCATCTAATAGAATTCAAAATAGGCAAAGAATGATTAATGGAAACATGAGGGCCTATAACATTGCTGACAAACTTACATTATCCACCTCTTGGCAGTTACTCCCATCAAGGTCATTTAAAAATAGTCCAAATTATGACTCTTCTGGAGTATCTCAACTATCTGGCACTTATGAGCAGTTTACTGTAGATGCGGGTGCAGGAGGCACAGAACTATTAAATTGGTACGACAATCATCCAGGACCATTCTGGGTATTTTTTGCTTATGACAACAATGCAGATCAAACCAAATACAATCAAATTGTTTTAATGTATTTTGCAGACTTTTCATACTCTGTTGTAAAAAGAAGTGGTTTCGCAAACCAAGACTTATGGAATATTAATATAACTTTAGAAGAGGTCTAGCGTGTTTAGCAATGAAGATCTATTAGATTATTTAAAAAAATCTAACGATATATACATTAATTCTTTAATAATTGCTGAATGGAACATGAATGTTCCTGGGAATATTAAAAAAATAGGTAACTATAGATATAGGCCAAATGAAAATACAAGCATATATAAAACAATTCCAAACACGTTTGATCCAGACGACCTGGGAAATTATTATGAAGACGCATTGTTATCTTATGAAAAAAAACAAAATACTTACAACCTAGATGACAGTCTACAGGTTTTTCAGTCTTTAGATGAAAAGAAATCCTTATATTATTCTTTAGAGGATTGCACAAAGCCGTTTAGGCCAAGGTCTGGAATTAACAAGACGGATTACTTTAATAATAAATATTTGCCCAATAATACAAATTTTGGAAACAACTCACCTAGATATTATATGTCATCTAGAAACGATGACTTTAAATATTGGAGTTCATATAGAAAAGAAGATGGAAAAGAAAGGGGCATTTCTAATATTAAAATTAATAACTTTAACTATATAGAAGATGCTTGTCCATTTATAGTATATAAAGATAGCGTGCCATGCAATAGAATTGTTTTTAAAATGCAGACAAACGTAGGATATTTAGACAGAGGAAATTCTGTTGGAATTTCTGAAACAATTTCAGACCCGTTTTATGGAAATAAAAACAAAACAGTTCCATCAAAATTTAAAATTCAGGTTTTAAAAAATAACAATTGGGTAGATATTTTAGATATAAATGAAAACAATAAAAGAAGTGATGACTCAGAAATTATTGCACCAGATGGATATTTAGAATTATACTACTCAAACAATGAATGGTTTTTAAAGTCAGAAGATGTTGACTATGAAACTCCATTTGTTACCGAGTTATCTAATCCTACAAAAACAACAAATGACGATTCAACTTTTTATTACAACGAATTTGAATATATTGATGGAATAAGGTTTGTGGTAAAGGCGATGAACAAATTTGATTCAACATTTGATTTAATTGAAATGTCTCCAAGACTAACCGCCAACATTTCTAGCATGATAGTTGATTTTAAAATTAATAAAACCCTTTCCGACCTATCACAGGGAGCAATTCCAGTAGGGCAACTTTTGCCATCAACGGGAAGCATTACAATTTTTGATGAAAATTTTTCTTTTAATGAAAACAATGACAGCAGTATAATTAAAGATTACTTGAATAAAAACGTTAAGTTTGTTTTTTATGAAAACATTTATAATAAAGATTTATCAGTTAATTATTTTGTTCCAATAAAGACTTTGTATTCGGATAATTTTCCACAAACAAATAATGACGGATCTTCAGTATCAATAAACTTACGTGATTTTTATTTTTATTTTGAATCAAAAACTGCTCCAAGAATGCTTCTAACTGACGTGTCTCTAAGTTTTGCAATATCAACAATTCTTGATTCTGTAGGTTTTACTAATTACACGTTTAAAAGATTAGGATATGAAAAAGATCCAATCATTCCTTATTTCTTTGTTGCTCCAGAACAAAGTTTGGCAGAGGTTTTAAACGAGTTAGCAGTTTCAACTCAAACAGCAATGTTTTTTGATGAATACAATAATTTTGTAGTTATGAGTAAAAATTACATTATGCCAGAAAAAAATGAAAGGGTTACAGATTTTAAATTAATTGGAACAAACAATCAAATTATTGACGGGGTAATTAAAAATAAATCACAAAGTGAAAATCTTCCAAACATAATTTCAATATCATCTCAAGATAAAAAAATATATAATGACGGGAAAATAAACTATACCTCAAGATACATTCAAAGATCTTATGGGTCATTAAATCAAAGTTCTTTATTGGATAGAGAAAAAACATGGATATATAAACCAGCACTTCTATGGGAATCTTCCGGAGATGACTCCATGAAAACAATAAATGACAGAGTTTCTAAGCAATCAAATTTTACTTTATCAGCAGTGCCAATAAACTCTGATTTAGTTTCTGCCTTGCCAACAGTTAAAAATGGTGTAGTAATAAACAACATAATAGACGTTGGAGAAAATGCTTATTGGTTAACAAGATATACAGGATATTTTTATTCAAGTGGAGAAATAATAAAATACGATGCCGTTGAATATAACATAACTGGAGTTGGTAACGTTTGGATCAGCAGCAATCAAGAATATCAAGATTACTTTGGTAATTTAAAGTTTAATGGAAAAATATATCCTACTGGACTAGTTCGTATTTTTTCTAACCCACACTACGAAACAATTGACAATCAATTGAGATTAAAGGAAGGTGCAGTTTTTGAGCACGGGAGAGCGCAGTTTGGAACAAAAATATCTAGTCATAGTGCTGGAATATCTAGTAACTGGACAGACAATTCTTATGTTCGTGGATGCACTATGAGAGCAGACTTACTATTTAATACTAGTTTAGAAATTGAGTATCCAATTACAACTTTAGGGGAGGCAGGTAAAAATGATCTTTTAGCCAAAAAATCTTTAAGAAATGGCATTATAAAAAACTTTATGTCTAATAATTTTTTAACAGAAACTCAGTTAAATAGTTTGCCATCTGCAGAGACTGGAACAATTCAATCCTCTGCTTTAGTATTTTCTGGGCCAGTATTTGAATCATCAGAAAGCCCAATAAATTTTATTTCATATGTATATAAATCATTAAACAATTCATTTAAACATTTTGGAACAAGAATGAGAATAATTGGAAAATCAGAAAATACTGATAACAGGCTACAAACTCCTACTGGTAGCGCAATATATTATCAATTGCCATCTACTCAGCCAAATCAAAACTCTAATATTGGTGGTGGCTCTGGAGGTATAGGCATAATGATAAATCCAGAAACAAACAATGGATATTATTTTGAGATTGTTGCATTGACTCAAAAAAATATAGAATCTTATACAAAAATAAATGCCGATGGAACAAAAGACGTAAATGTTTACAATATGGTTTTTTATAAAATTAAAAAAGATGCTAGCGGAAACGCTATACCAATAAAGATTTGGTCTGGACTTTCAAGTATTTTAGTAGATGATGGACAGTTTACTGGTCAGTATAGAATTGCGGGAGAAGAAAAGCCAACAGTATATGATTTGTCAGTAGAGTATGAAGACGTAGGAACATCTAAAAGGTTTTATTTGTTAATTAATAATAAAGTTGTTGGCATAGCAGATGACCCAGATCCATTGCCATTCTATAACAATGCATGCTTATTTGTTAGAGGATCTTCAAAATGTATGTTTGAAAACATTTATGCACTTGGTAAAAACTATTCTCAAAATACTGTTTTTGATGTTGCAGATTCAGTCTCTAATGTTTTTGGAGATTCTAAAATTAGTGCTAATGACTCATTTAGAAAATACGCTATGAGTGGAATTTTGCAATCCACGTATCTAACTGGTATCTCTGCTGTTCAACCGCCAGATTACAATATATACTATGATGAATTTGGTTCTATATTTAGAGAAGTAGCATATTTTAATATAAAATATGATAAAGCATTTCCAGCGTTATACGCTCAAATATCTCCAACCCCTAGTACTATAAAGGGATATGTTGTTTCTGGATTTCAAGCAGACTCTTATGGAGCAGAATTTTTAGTTTTTAATGCAACAGATTCTGCTTTAAATTTAGATGAAACTGGAGGAAATTATTTAAAAATTCAAGGTATAACTTTTACCCAAGAC